GTAGCTAAAATTAAAGCTAGTTTTTGTGGCAACATCGGTAGACTCTGCATTTTGATCGACAACGGTAAGTGTCATGCGCTGTAGAGGATCTTCGTAGTATTCTTTAGCAACCTCCTCAGCCACCTTATCCATTAAAACGTCTTTTATATCTTGGTCAAGGTCTTCATAGATCCATTCACCGCGCTTATAGAGCTCCCACTGATTTTCTAACCTTGGCAGCTCAGAGCTGTCTGCGTAATTTGGCAGTTTTGGCAATATATCTTGCCATTCAAAATAATTTGCTTCGGACGTAAGGCCAGTATCTTCTCTTAACCTTTCAAAAGCCTCCTTACTTGCGTAGTCAGGCCCGTAAGCCTGTTGAATGTCTAAGTCTTCAATCTCTTTACCAAATTCAAGATCCCTACCAAAGCCAGTGCGGTATATTTTTTCTTCCAGCTCAATACGATTGGCTGCAATTGTGTTTAAAACTTCTTGCTGAGTGACTTTTTCTTTCTTGAACAGTTCAGTTAAGCCAAGTTCCTTTAACTCTTCCTTTTTTACGCCTCTTTTCATGAAATGACGGCGTGTGTCGTCACCACGGCCTGTAGCAATACGCATTTTATTGGCAATATCTTCAGCTTTTGAATAAAGGTTGTTATCAACCTTAGTCGCCACATGAATTGCGCTAGTGAATTTACCCATTACTTGTTCCTTTCTAAGCCAGCGATACCTTCCCCGGCACCGTCTTCATCTTCTGACATGATTTGAGCGCCTATAATACCGCCCAAGCCTACGCCTGAGCCAATAGAAAATAATTGTTCAGCAAATTTTTTGCGAGCGCGGGTTCTCGCCTTGGTGTCGTTAGTTTTATAGGTTTCTACCCTTAAACCACGGCTCTCTAGGTCGTCAATCAGCTCAGGGCTAGTGTTGTCTGGAGCTATTGCACCTTCAAACTCATCTAATCTCACCGCTCTGGTGGGTTTTGCTTCAAAATACGTCCTTGGAACTTCATTTATCTTTTCGTGGAAGTCTTGAAACATTTCGACCTGCTGAGGCCCGTACATTACCTCAAATTCTGGGAAATCCGTCTTCCACTCAGACAAAACAGACTCAATTCCATTTTCGGACCCATCTGATGCCATTACCCTACGCATTAATACGCCAGTAGCCTCTGGGTCATCGCCTGACAACCGCAAAAACTGCGGAACAAACGTGTCACCCAACCGCTCGCTAAGGCTTAGGAATGGAATTTCGGCTGAACCCTCGTTTTTTCTCAATAAAACGCCTTCAGCAACGTCTTTTACCTCAGAAAGACTCCTCATGGGCACGTTTTCTGTTTGTGCAGCTAGGATTTGTGGGAGGTTTTTGGGATTTGTTATCTGACCAAAATAATTTGATTCGCCCAACGCCTGAGTTTGATCCTTCATGTACTGAGCCATAAGATCCACGGAGTAAGGAAGGTTTTTGGGTTCTACTCCATCAAAAACTCTGAAGTATTGTTCTCCCTGAAAAGTTTTTTGATAATCTTTGCGCCACTGATCAAATTCTTCTTCTCCGTTAAACGGGGTTGTTCCCGAATCGAGCAAAAGTTGTCGATGACGAAGTGCATTTAAAGCTGAAGTAAGTTCCCCATCACGATTTTTCAAAGGCGGAGGCAAGCTGATTCCTTTGACCTCAGCAAGATAATAAGCGATGCCTTCAGGAGACCTTAAATAATTACTAAGAAAATTATTTCCGTAAGGGGTAGCGTCTTCAGGGGTTGCTTGAATAGAAATATTGTCTGCTGTGTATTCAAACGACGGGTAGCCAGCGTCTAATTCTTTATTTGAAACGCCAAACCTGCTTTTTGCGTCTTGGAACTGCATAAAAAAATCATCTACCGCTTCGCCCTTAAAAATATTAAAAGGTGACTCACCACGCGGGGTATAGGCATCGGCGGAGTAGACGTTGTTATCTGGCTGCGCTGGGTCAAAGGACTCAGGCTTTCCAATTAAATCAATGTCACCGAATCCAGAAAATGGTTCAGTGTCACGCACCACGCCAATAGATGGGGAAGGCAGACCGCCCTGATCTATGTACTGCCTGAGCTTTTCATCATTAGTCTGGTGAATAAACTGCATATCCTTTGGCTTTTGCGCCATGCCACCAGAAGGTTTTACCACAAAATCTGGACCAACCTCTTCCAAAAGTTTTTCAAACCTATCAAAAACCATGCGCTGTATCGCAGCGTTAGGGTGCATAGAGCTGGGATCTGCTTTGAACCGGCTCAAGGCCACGCTTAAAGGTTCATCCTTCAGGATCAAGTCTTTAAATGCTGGCGGAACCTTATCAAGTGGGTTGTTGAGGGCACCGATACCCTTGTCTATGTCTGAATCAGACTTTCCCGCGACTTTTAATATCTTGTTAATTGGCATATCAGTCTGGGCGGCGCATATTAGACTCAAAAAATGAACGTTCTAAGTCGGTCATAGCGCCCTTCATTGAGCGACCACCTTTTTTGCCCCGCATCCTAAATGCCATCTCGGATTTTCTCTTGTGACCACGAGGGTCAAGTGCAGCCAGCCCCCGCATATCATCTTCTATTCGCGCTTCACTCAGCTCAGGGACCGTGGATTTGTCACGGGGCGAAACATACGAGCGCATCATGCCGTACTCAGGATGCTCGATGACCTCAAAGTATTGGCCCCGATCAGGGTCGAAGTTTAAACCGAGCTCTTCGTAATAGGGGTCGCGGTTTGGATCATCAAAGATGTCTACGCCACCACCATTGGCAAACAGTCTCATGAAGCTGGCGCGGATCTCAGGGTCACCGTCAGTGGAAATATTGCCACCTACACGGGCTTCACCGCCTAAAAAATTAGGAAAACGCTTCTCAGCAGACAAGTTGTACTGGTCATCACCCTCATCAGGCAGGTATGCAGAAACTCCAACGCTTGAGTTGTCACCCAAAACGTCTTCAAAACGCTTTGAAACCTCATAATCGTCACCCATACGCCGTAAATCGACTGGTAAGTTAAAGTGAGAGACAATTTGGTTGAACATGAGCTTGTCATCTGGGTTCTGTGAGTCAGCAAGCGCAATAATAGAGCTGATTGTGCCGCTATCAACGCCGGGTACGCTGCTCAAAGCCTCAGCAACCTGCATCTTGACCATATCCTTCGCACTGCTCACGACGGGATCGACGTATCTTTGGAGAGCCATACCCCCAAGGGCGTCAAGTTGGCGGTCGCGGCTAGAGCCAGTGATCGGTACGCCCATCATGTCGCGCTCAGGCCCAGCAAAAATATCAATATTGTCGAATTGGGACATTATCGCTCTCCAAAGATGTTGATTTCTTCAATACCTTCTACCTTTTGCCTACCGGGATAGGCGGACTGTGGCGCAAGGTTGGTGGGATACCTGCCAAACTCGTTTTTAAGATAATCGTATGCTTCGCCAACACCCTTTTCCCTAACCAAATAATCAAATATCTCTTTAGACTCAGCTAAGGTTTCAGGTGGAATGTCTGTTACACGTAGTATAGAGCTTATCTCTGGGCTCTGGAGTACCTGCAAAAAAACACCATCTATGCCTCTGGTGCCAGTCATGGAAACATCTTCAGTCGAACCGTCAGCGTAGCGCATTGACTCACTGATGTTCCCGGAAGGCATACCGTACATCATGGGTTCGTTAATTATTTCTTGAGCATCTGGCTTGTACTGGTTAGCCAGCATTGATCGAGTGTCACCAAAAATATCAATATTATCTATGCCAGCCATTACGCAGCCTCTCGTTGGGACTCAAAGCCCACTTTTAAAATTTCTAGCCACTCATCAAGAGTAACCACCGCTGTCCTAGAGTTATCACGCGGCATATTTTCGTTTATCGCATAAAGCGGCAAACATACCCGGATAGCTTTATTATTGAATTTATAAATCAATATAGGCGTTCGATCACCGCAAGCCGCGCAAACTTGATCCCACCACGAAGGTGAGTACCACCAACCCGACTTATACGCCTTGCACTCAAGCGCGTGGCCCGGTATCTCAATGTCACACAAGTCCTTCGCCTGATACTGGTCCAGATTACGCTTACACTGGAAACCAAGGCCACTGGCCTCAGCGAAGACGTTAATGCGTTTTACGATGTCGCGCTCGAATGACGCGCCTTTATTTCTTGAATCTGCCATATCAGAACTATATGCGATTGTGATAGAAATGAACACGCTATGATCAACAACACATAGCTTTTCGGGACTCCTAAGTCTTTCCTCACAATGCGTAACCTTCTCCGCGCAAAGTGTCTTAGGAGTCCCGTCTTTTTCTGCGACCCCAGAGACCCAAATTTTTTACCCCCCCATATGCAAAATCTGCGAAGTTTGCGAAATTGGTTGTGCAACTTTGTATACAAAAGAGTGCCGGGGGAAAAAGGAATACGCCATCTAATTTTTTAGGTTATTGAGTGTACCAAACTCAGCTATAGCAATGCGCGACTGCGCGAGCGGCTCAAGGGGTGTGCGGTCGCAAAAAAAAATTTGATTTGAGGCTTTTTTTCCAAACCCATAGAGACCCATAAACCATAGTCTGTAACGCGCTTAGAGGGAGATTCTGGCGCTCTGAGGCGCAATGTGGGCCAATGACCGGGCACCCGCAGCCGTTGGTGATCCCCGTGCTCACGGGGTTGAGCTGATGCTGTTTAAAACCGAGCCCAAACCTATCAAAAAACGCAATCCGATAGGCCAAATCTATCGATCTGGATTTTTCTGGGATTTTTGGGGGGCTGGGACGGGCGACCCCTCCCGCCCAGTCCCTAGCGCCACTTAGGCCACGGCGAGCTGCTTACAAGTCCTTCGGATCGAAGTCGTCCTTCACGCCGAGTAGCTCGCTGATTCTGCTCTTGATATCGTCCTTGGTCATGCGGTCGATGTTGGCATTGATGTTGAGGTTCTGAGACCTGTGAACCGTAAGGCCAGCGAGTTGGTTCAGCTCTTTGACTGCGGATACTGCTGCGTTATACGCTCCCGTCTCGAAGGCGGTTTCAGCTATGTTCCATAGCATAGATCCAGTTTTTTCTGGTGTGATTGCATATTTTTCACGGAGCTCGTCTTGTTTGATCCTGACTGCTCGCGTGACATTGGTATGGGTCTTACCGTCCAGCATCTTCGATGCGGCTGCTGATGGGAAGCTGAAGCCTGCTCTCCGAGCGGCCTCTGTTTGTCCACAAGCACCTTCGGTGTAGTGCCACACGAATGCCGCTTGCATGTCTGTGATGTCTAGTTCGGGATCTGCCTCGAACTGGACTGGCACGTTGGTGAGCTTTGGTCGCTCCTTCTTTGGCCTGCCTCGCTTTACTTTATCTTCTTCCATACGTCCTCCGATCTCCGATCACCTACGCGCTTCGCGCTCTCAAGCCGTGCAGGTTATGATAATTTATTGTGCAAACTGTTACAAAACAGGGTACAGGGTAGGGTATAGTGGCCTTCATACTATGGGTCTAAATATAAGGCTTATAAACAGTATCATTTATAACTTTATAAACAATAATCCTAAATGTTTTGATTACCTTACCCTACCTACTACTCTAATAATATTGTTGTAATTCAATCACTTAGCAATCCAGCGCACAGGGTACAGTGTACAGCTACGGGGATTTGAAGTTTATAAGGCCATTTTACAAGTAGCTTTATAAACCTTTGCAGTTTTGTGTACTTAGCCCAAAAAAGGGCAAATGCCACCCTGCCCTACCTTATGCCTACCTGTCAGTCACTCCACCTTGGCGGCTTAATCGCGCCATCCAGATCAATCACTGGCTCCCAGTTCAGGTCGTATATCTTCCTGCCATTGGTCTGTCGTGGTTCAACACCGTGCTCTGCAAGCACACGACTGGCCTCCTTGAAGTCTGGCATCCGAGGGTTAGCTATCCCAAGGTCTCTCAGTAACTGCGTCATCTGAACTGGTTTAGTGAGCTGGCTGTCGAACTTAACCTGCTGCAACAAAAGGTCTTCGACCGCGCTCTGGGTGCGCGACATCTCGTTACTGCCTTGTAGCAGCTCGCGCTGCTCCTCGTTAAGAAACCAGTGTTCCCCGGTATCAAACATGGTTTCCTTAACCTCTGCCCAAACCTGCTGCATGTCCAAACCATGCTGGTAATCAATAGCCGCAACCCGCACAACCCAAAACCTTCGGTTACCCGTCGAGTCCACCAAGAACTCACGTTCATTCACGCTGCCATAGAACGCAGTACGCCGCTGGTAGCGACTGAACGACCGATCATAGGGTAGGCGAAGTTCATCGGTAGACTTAGTCAAGAACGCCTTTAACTGGTCAATATCCGCACGTTTAAACGTACTGCCCAGCTCACCAAGCTCACAGATCCAGTGGCTAACGCACTGCTTTACACTGTCCTTGTCAGATGGGTTTAACGTAGCGCCTTCCAGTAACCACTCAGGGTCTGGGGCCAACGTCTTCATCCACCGGGTCTTACCCAGCGCCTGCTTGCCCACAAACACCAAGATACCCTCAAGGTTTGCGCCCTCATCGCCACAAGCCGCAGCAACACAGCCCAGCAGCCACTTCTTCATTAAAATCTCTTTGAGAGTGTTGTCCTCGGCCTCAATCGTATCGAGCAGTGCCTGTAACCTCGGCTCCTTGTCCCAAGGTCGCTCGGAAATCCACTCCTTCACCGGGTTATGCTCCCGCGCCAACAGCTTTAGGTTAAACCTGAGCCGCTCGTGCGGGACATCTAGCTGGATACAGCGGTCCTCCAGCTCAGTGATGCTGGCATCCTCCTCCAGATCCTTGATGAAGTTCATGTTGGGTATGTAGATGTCCATGCGCTTTTTGATGGTGTTGTACGCCACGTCTACATGGTTAACCATCAGGACACCCCGGTGATTCTCTTTGGTGTGCATGATCTTGCCAGTGCCGTCTTTGCCACCACGGGTAAAGTCAAACTCGGCAGGCACATTGACCTGCTGTAACACAGGCATGACCTCGCCCTCGACGACCCGTGCATGGTCGTTGTAATCACCCACGCTCTGGGGCATCAACACCTTTGCCTGTCCGCCAAGGGAAATTATTGACTGCGCCGCTCGTACTGCGTACTTCTCACCCGTCTTACTGTCATCAAAGTCTGCAATGATGACGTGCTCTGCCTCACTGTAGTGCTCAAACATAGCCCCAGCCACGGGCACCAAGTTGCCTGCGTCCACTGCGACAACCACCGGCTGACCCATGTTTGCGTAATAACTCGCGGCAGTGGCGTAGCCCTCGGCATAGTTTATGACCGGGGCATCCCCTAACTGGTCCCAGCCAATGACATAAAATCCGCCCTTCTTCCTACCGCCGCGCAGGAACCGCTTGTTGCCATCGTCGTCAATAAACTGGAGGGTTTGAATCGTGCGCTCTATGTTATGCAAGGGCATAACCAACGTGTCTTTGTGCTGGCGCAGGTCGTAACTTTTCACGCCTTTGCGACTTAGGTAGGGGTGATCTGATATCGGGTTACACTGATCCCAGATAGATTGTGCGCGTTTAGATGCCTTCAGGTACTCGACCTCAGCGGCCTGCCTATAAATTTCTTTGCTGCGCTCGATCTCCGCAACCTGTTCAGGCGTAAGCTTGTAATCCCCTGACGCAGAAGTGTTCCATGTCGCTGTGGGCTCTTCTGTACTTTGCCGATAATCGCCGCAGCGCCCGAAGGGGCTCTCCTGATTGAACCAGCATTGATACCAGCCGACCATCTTGCGCTGACCGTCTACGTCCATAAAAGCGCGTCCAACCTTACCGTCCTCGACCAACCCTTTTTTTGGGTCTGGCTCTAATCCATTGCCCTGCAAGAACGCTAAAAAATCATCTCTAGCAGATCCACTGAGTGGCCTGCTCATATCTTTTTTTTGTTGATTTCCTACTTTAAGTGCCATTTTCCATTTGCTTCGTTGTTTGGGATGTGTACACTACTACAACTTTTTGCACATATACAAGGAAAACGATATGGCTTTAACAGCAAGTGCTGGTGATAGCGGCGACTCTCAGTTTGAGACAGTTCCACCCGGATCTTACAAGGCGGTCTGCTATCGGTTAATCGATGCAGGTACTGCGGAAGAAGAGTATCAAGGTGAAACCAACAAACGCCACCAACTATACATCTTCTGGGAACTGCCCGAGATGAAAACTTCAGACGACAGGCCAATGAGTATTTTTGCAGGCTACACGTTGTCTTTAAATGAGCGCAGCAATTTGTTCAGGGACGTGTGTGCTTGGAGAAACGCACCGTTCACCGATGAAGAGAAAACTGACTTTGACCTTACATCTCTGCTCGGCAAAGGCTGCAAACTTAACGTGGTTTTAAATTCCAACGGAAACGCCAAGGTTGCGTCACTGAACGCGATGCCTACCGCCTTTGATGAAGATGAGAAGTTACGAAACCTGCCTACTCACAACGAGCAAGAGGTTTTTGACTTAGAAGAGTATGTAAAAGAGTTTAGTGGTGAGTCTAATGAAGCGTCTAAAAAGATGTGCGACATGGTTGAAGACCTACCACGGTTTCTTCAGTGGCGCATAAACGGTTGCGATGAGGCCGGGAAGGATCAAGTGCCACCATGCTTTGAGCTTGCGGCTGCAATGACCAAGGGTCAGAAGAAAGCCCCCGGAACTAAGAAAGATGATCCTAAAGCATCTGATGATTTTGAAGACGACATACCATTCTAAGGAGAAACTATGGGAACTTACTATAAAAGGAAATACAAGCCACGAGCGGGAACCAAACTTGATGAAGCTAGGTTGTACTTCATGGCGAACCCCGAAGCAACAGTTGACGATGCGGTGAATAATTTAAACGTGAGTAAGTCATACGCTCACAAAATTTACCGCCAGTATAGAAAAGCCTTCATCCAGCCGGTGCCCAGTAAGTGGGTCAGTGACTTACGGCAATCAAGCCGCTCAGTATCAGACGGCTCAACCGCCAGCTATTACACATTGCCTGATGGTGCGACTCAACTGCAAGACCTTATATCCCACAAGGATATGAACGCGCAGGTCGGTGAGATCTTCCGAGCGTGTTATCGGTACGGTGAGGCATCGCACAGCGACCAGTTGCGGGATGCGAACAAGATCATGTTCTACATCAAGTCAGAGGTGGAACGGCTGGAGAAGTTGACATGAAAACAACGCTTTCCTTTTTATTGGTCTTCAGCGTAGTGAGCTCAGGTGCTTGGGCATACCACAGTCATATGTGGACCAAGCTCACTGAAATCGATGGCTCCAACGGACAAACCGTGTGCCAGTGGAAGTGTGGAATTGGCAGTGACAAACACCACAAGACGACCAGTGGCTATGGCTACTGTCCACATCCGGGCTATTAGCATGGACTTTAAGGTAGGAATCTATGAAGACCTAGACTATCCAACTTATGCGTCGATACCAGCGTGGCGATCTCACGATCTGACAACGCTGATTAAAGACCCGTTTAGTTGGAAGCACAGCAAGGGCTTTACCGAGTCACCCGCACTTTTGGAGGGCCGTGTACAGCACACGGTCTTTCTGGAGCATCATAAGTTCCATGACGAGTTTGCCATTGATCCCGGCTTCGACCGCAGGACCAAGGTTGGCAAAGAAGAGTTTGCAGCGTGGCAGGAAGAGCTTGGCGACAAGACTCCGTGTACTCAAAAAATGTATGAAATCTGCATGGAGCGTCGTGAGTTGGTGTCTGATTACATTCCCAAGAATGAACACTCAGTTGAGCTTACGCTTTGCTTTGAGTGGCTTGGGCAACCATGTAAGGGCAAGTTAGATTGGTGGACCGGGACTGATATCTGGGACTACAAGAGTGCTCGTGATGCTTCACCGAGAGGCTTCAAGTCAGCGGTTAACTCTTACAAGTATTACCAGCAGGCAGCGTACTACTTGACGGCTGCACGTCAGTTAGACATGAGGGCTGATAAGTTTTACTTTTTGGCACAGGAAAAGGCTCACCCTTACCCTTACGCCGTGTACACCCTGAGTGACGAGGCGATTGAGTATGGTGCTGCCAAAAATGAACAGGCGCTGAAGATCGGACTGGACTGTCAACGTAAAAACGAATGGTTACCTTACAACCGTGATGGAGTGATCGAGTTTGGGATCGACGAACTTTACTAAGGAGGAGGCTAAACAAGAGCGGCAGTGGGCTGAGGATAAAAAGTACCACGCCGCACGGTCTGTTTGGATAAAACAAAGACATATGACCCCCAAGAGACGCATCACTTGGGCCAGATGGTTCGAGCGAATGTTCGGGGAACCACTAGAACAATACGCGCAGCGAATGGCTGATAAGAAGAGGAAATGAGTTTATTTTTAGAATCAATAAAAGTGCAGGAACGATTAGATTCCAACCCAAAACAACCAAGAGTGGTAGAGAGCCCCACCAAGAAGCCTGAGATAAGTGAGCAACTTGCTGGGGTAGTGTTACGGCACAGAAAGCGTGGGATGACCTACAAAGAAATTTCTAAAGACTTAAACCTTGCTTACCACACGGTTTACAATGTGTGTCGTAGGTCCAAACACGTCATGGATCAAGTAGAGCTAAATTAGACCAAGGGATTCCATCCCTGTTGCAGCGTTCCCGTCCGCTGGGTCGAAGGCGGGACTAACAAGACCAAGGGGGCACACCTATGCCTCCTGAAATGCGCGTTCCCGTCCGCGTGGTCGATGGCGGGGCTAATCAGTTCCTGTAGCTTAAAGAATAAAAGCGTCCTATTGGGAGATCGAGGTTCAAACCCTCGCAGGGACATCATTTAATAAGGAGTTAGGATGAACTTTAAAGAAGAAATTTATGAAAGCTGCTTGAGCATCGTGGATACCGCTAGGATTCTCAGAGAGCATCGCAACCTCGATATGGAGATGGCGGTTCAGATAGTCATAGCCGCTCGCAGAGAAGAGCAAAATGGAGGCTTATATCTTGAGGATGAGGACAGCTAGATGAAAGAGTTTTTTATGAAGATTTCAGCCACGAAAGAGGCGCAGGTCAGGGTCTATGGTGAGTCTGAACAGGCCGCTATCAAATCACTTACAAATGGTGGTGAGATGGATCTGTTGAGTATGTGGGGTGAGCCTCGCATTGAGGTCAATTACTGTCGGGAGGTTGATGAATCCAAGGCGTAAAAAAAGGGGCGTTAGCCCCTTTTCTCATTCATCAAATATTGACTCTTCTTCCTCGTACTCTTCTTCTGCTGGTGGCGGCGTTTGAGCCTTGTCGAAGATTCGCTGAAGCTTTTGCAGCCCGTGCTCGATCTCGCCAAACGACTGCAATACTTCAACGTCCAACCAACCGTTCCACTCGTCAACATGGGTCGCTGGGTTGAGGTAAGTGCCTTGGTCTGGGTAGAACTCAACCAATGCTTTTGCCACATCTTCGCTGTTCGCTATGTCTTCGATCTCAAGCTTAATTTGCTCTAATTGTTTTTGTATTTCTTCAAACATCATCTTCTTCCTTTTGTTGTAGTTTTCCAAGACCTTTCGGTTTCGGCTGGGAACTACCCAGCCTCGTCAGTTGGAGTTAGCCGCTTATGCGG